ACGGTCAAGTGGAACTCCACCCGGGCCTTTGACAAATCTGCCTTCAGGAAGGGCGCCAACAGGACCGTGCTTGCCAGCAGATTGCTTGATGGCACCCTTCAGATTTTTCTGGGCATTTCTCGGCAGCAATGGTTTACCAGTAGTCGATACCTTTGTATTTGCGCGGCCAGACAATTCATCTTCTTTGTCGCGGTGCTTTTGAACCGGAACTTTCTTTGTGTCGCCATCATAACCGCTTGGCTCGTTAGTATGAGTTCCACCTAATGGACCAATCTCACCCGACTTATGTTTGAATCCTGGTGGGTGACCTGATGCGGAGTAACCTTGGCGCCATTTTGCTTGTTCGTCAATCTTTTTCATATTATTCCTTTTTGCCATGTCGTATTTCAAATGATCTGTGTTTTTCAATTCAAAACTGAGTTGGTGTCCTTGGCTGAAACGCTTTAGATGGTTCAACAGAGAATACCAGCTGGTATCTTCTGAGTGACCCTCTTCTGACGGGCTGCCGGCGATGGCATCATTGTAATAAATTACTAACTTATTCAATCCATCAATGGAAATTGTGACCGGACCGTAGTCTTTGTCATCCTTAATGAAGTGGAACTGAAACACTTCCGCTTCATCAGGTACCGGAATCTCTTTTCCATCTGTGCCCAAGAGCGTTGGGTTATACCCGCGTGAGCGAAGTAATTGGAATAGGGAGTTGTTTAGGGATTGATTATTTTTTGCCATATGGTATTTATCTTTTTCAAGAACAAATGATAAATAGGAGTGAGAGCCACGACCGGCAAGTCCGCCCTCTCTAACTGCTAAAAAGGAGCAAGTCAGCATGTGTATTTATTGCGGAACAAAACATTATCGTAAAATATACGAGTCCCATTATGGACCTATTCCAAAGGATGAAGTAGGCTGTAACAATGACATTCATCACAAGGACGGAAATCACTCAAATAATGATCCCGCCAATCTTAAAGCTGTCAGCATCCAAGAACACTACGATATTCATTATGCCCGGGGAGATTGGGCGGCCTGTTTAAGACTCAGCGGCAGAATGAAGTTATCCTCTCGGGAAGTATCAGACTTAGCATCCAAGAGTAGTCTCCGCCGGGTGGCCAATGGTACACACAATCTACTTAGGCGAGCCGATGGTAGCAGTCAATCAGGCGATCGGGTAGCGGCAGGAACACATCATTTATTAGGCGGTGAAATACAGCGCAGGATGGTCGCCGAAGGTAAACATCATTTATTAGGCGGAGAGATACAGAGAAAGTCAAACGCGCAAAGAATCCAAAACGGTACTCATAACTTTTTGGGTCCATATCCAGAAGATAAACGCATCGCTCAACGGAAGAATCAACAAAGATTAGTAGAAGCCGGTACCCACCATTTACTCGGTGGCAAAATACAAAGCAAGTCCAACAAAGAACGATTAGCACAGGGAACACATACCTCACAGCAAATGTTAACTTGCCATTGCGGGGCCACGGTGAATAAGATGGCGTTTGGCCATTATCACGGTAAAAAATGTAAGGTTGTTCCTCTGATTTAGATCAACAAAAAACCGCAAAAAAAGGTAATGGTTCAATATAATTATCGTGATCACGCATATGCTCGTCCAAATCGTAGTTGAAGTCAGATATTTGCTGAATTACGCGCACAATGAGCAGGGAGGCCATGACCAAATCGTCATGTTCACCGACCTTAGCAGCATACGAGCCGCCACTGGCCACAAAAGCCTTTAGTTCTGACACCAGACCATAACTATGTATGGACATTTTCTTGCTTTCCAGTAGCGTTTTGAACTTGGCACATGCAGCAAGTTTAGTAGTTCGGTTGGTGTTGAATCCACGGCGTTTCTTACCTGGTTCACTGATGAATACGCCAGGAATGTTCTGCTCACCGTACTCATTCAGGGAAACCAGAGCAGCCTCACCAATGGTATTGTTCTCTATGGAGTAGTACAAATTATTTGGTTCCTTGGTACACTCCACGATGTATGTGTTTATCTGAGCAATGAGTTTGATTTGTCCGGGAATGTCAGTTTTGTTATGTTTCCACTCACCTATTTGAGTAGTGGTATTCGCCTCAAAGATTTGAATGGCCGCCGGGTCTGACCCTGTACCAAGACTCGGGTCAAGACCGACAGCGTATATGTTGCCCTTCTCAGGCTTCTTATACCATCTGATCTGCCCCTGCCGAAGCATAGGTTCAATGCCTTGTAGAACAAACAGAGTATTAGGATTGATCAGTGTTTCGTCAGCGATAAGAAACTGACAGCAAATTTCACGAAGGAATCTGTCTTCGCCGAGCTTCGCTTTCATCTCGTCAGCCCACTTCTGATCACGATCAGGGTGTTCATTCCACTCAGCAGTGAATGCCTTGTAGCCGTTGACGCCTATATCCGTCTTGTTGCCGAACTCATCTTCTGTCTTGTTGGCGCCCTTCCAGATCAGAGCAAACTGATCTTCATCAGAGTTAGGAGTGCTGGTGATAATTGACTTACCGCCAGTTGCCAATGTAGGCGTAATAGCAGCCCAGAACATCTTGGCGATGTTAGGCGGCACGAAGGCGAACTCATCCAGATATAACAGCGTAATAGACATACCACGACCTGTTGTTTCAGTTGTTGTTGCTGAGACAATTCTGGAGCCGTTCTCAAATTCTAACGAGCCCTTGTTGTATGTGGTCACACCTGCTTTGATGTGATCTGGACACGCTTCAAACGAGTACCTGATGCGTTGCATAATTTCCTGCGCGCCAGTATACTTATGTGCAGAAATCAAAATAGTAGAATCCGGTACAAACATCGCGTACCATAGTAGATATCCTGCAGCCGAAATGGTTTTACCAGATTGTCGCGGAAGCAAAGCCACATTGTGTAGATAATTGTGGTAGTTATATATTAACTTCTTTTGATACCCGTATGGATGATATGCTATTGATCCGCGGGTGGGGTGTTGGATATAGAAAAAATTATCCATAAAATATAGGTAACCGGTAACCGGATCACAACATTTTATGAATTGGTCTAACTCGGTCTGAGAAGCAAAGTGTGTCTTAACATACGGCTCTTTAATAAAAGACAGGGCTTTAGCCTTAGGATTGGTCATTATCCACTCCCCATCTACATTTTTCGCCATGAAATCTTGTGTAGGTCGCGAGGTGTTTACCCTCTTTGCTGCATACTTCACATTTCCATTCTTTCTGAGAAGGATGAGTGCCGTTTGTCAATTGTCTATTGGTTATTGACTTTCCCAAAAAATGATGTGATCCGTTCTTTACATTGTCGGATGCTGCGCTCGCGCCATCTGATCGTTTTTGCCAATTATGTTTCCCTAATTTCACCCTGTCCGATGTAGGACTGGTGCCATCGGCCCGTCTCATATTAGGATGGGTACCATTTACCACACGATTTAGGTTATGAGTGGGCCCCACCCAATTATGTGTACCATTTGCCACACGATCTGCCTGCACTTGCCGTTGGTGCGTTCCATCACCTACCCAAGGGTGAGTTCCTTCTGCTAATTGTTTAAGCGCGCCTTTTCTCGCTAATGATGACAATTCTTCTGCGCTCTTATTCAGCCTCTGCTTCATTATTAACCTGCAGGCATTATAATGTTCCATTTTATAATGTAAATCAAAATGTTCTTGGATTGATAACGCCACTAAATTAGTTGGATCATTGTTTGATTTATTAAAGTCTTTGTGATGAATATCATATGATTTCCCACACTCGTCTTTCGGAATCGGTCCGTAATGGTTCTCGTAAATTTTTCTATAGTTCATATTGTATTTAGCAAAATATGCTACTATTTAAAAGGATTTTCTCCGGTTAGTTCCGGCTTGGCAAACCAAAGTTTGAACCATTCTTTTGTGCCCGGTTTGATATTGTTCTCGCGCATATATTGTGCTTTGTTTTGCTGAGTGGCAATCACAGCGTCTTTAGATGCTTTATCAGTGCCACTTAGCCGTTTCAGATCATCAAGTGACATGTCCCTGTCAGGGAATCTTGCATCCTTTAGTCGGGTATATGCTTGCTGAAGTTTGGCATGTTGAAATGGGTCAAACATCAAGTATTTATTACTTTATGTCAAGAGGGCGCGCTTTACTAGCGACCACACAGAAGTACTTTTCTCTGGCGATTGCCGGCGTTCCGTCTTCATTTCGGCCTACGCTAAGGTCAAACTCAAGATTGTTGAAAATGTTGATGTCAAAACCGGTGCGATGAAGCAACGCCGCCAGTTGATTTTGTCCGAATATTGAGTAGTGATTCAGATTCCATTCGTGTTTACGGTCGCAATCAGGCTGAGGAACTTCAATGTAAATCTTTCCGCCCTGCTTCAAAATACGATTGTATTCAATGAGAGAGATAATCGGCCAAGGTGAATGCTCCAGGGCATGACGAAGGAATATGAAGTCAACCGATTCGTCATAGTAACCGTCTTTTTGCGGCAGGAAAGACAGATCATATTGCTTGATCACATGCCCTTTATCCTCGCAAATCTTGATATCACTTGGACTCAGAGTAACACCGGTTACATTGGTGTATTCTCTCAACTTCATCTCATCAAGGAAGTAGCCCGGACCACAACCCAAATCAAGAATCTTGGCGTTCTTGGGTAGGTTAAGTGGATCGACGTATTGTTTGACTACATCTGTGGTCAGTGATCGGTGAAACTGTGAATCACCCTCACCGTAGATGTGAACTTGGTATAACCAATTGTTGTAGAACCTCAGTTTGAGGGTGTCAATCATTTGTGCTGCGTCTGCCATTGTATCTCCTGATACAATACTTATTCAGTGAAATGAACGAAGATTTATTTCCTGCCCCAACCCTTGAAGCCCGAGACAGGTGAAACTTTGTGCGTGTCATCAGCCTCAATACTTCTGTGGTCCCTGACTTCATGGTGATGATCAGTAGGAACTACCTTCATGGCTTGTTTCACCATGTTATGTTCTTCTTTGGTATATGGGTGGATGGTGTTATATTTCTCGCTCCAACTGGCCCCGTCCATACCCTCTGGTTTCTTGGTGCTCTTACCGTCTGAGCATGCCATGGCCATCCATAGTCTGTTCATGTGATAGACGCGATCATATCCGCCAACATCACGGGTTCTATGAACACCCGGCATGGCATTGTCGTTACCACCAGGAATCTTCCCCTTAACGCCCTCGTTTATGAACTCTGATGCTCTCATTTGAAACCTTTGAACGCCGTTACCGGGCTATCTTTCGTCACATCAGTGGCTTCTTCGCTATCCGGCGTGCTGATCAATCGTTTGCCCTTTTTGCCTACTTCTCCGAGGGCATAATCTATGTCCTGAGATAACGACGGATCCATATAACTGGATACAATCAGATTTTCTCCCCATTCTGATTCTGACGAGTACGGTTGAATGTCATCAGCGGCGCGTTGTTTAGCGCCCTTTGCTCCGGCTAGTGCCACACCGAATCTATACTGAGAGTAAAAATCAGAGTTAGGCAGTTCAGGCATGGTGTAGGTGCCTGGTAATGCTCTGGCAACGTCTGCTGACAGCGGGACCCGCGCATTTTCCAGAATAAACTCGTATGCTCTCATAGTTCAGTGGTCAATACCAGATCACTCTCTGTAATCATAAGAGTATCTACTGGGTACCCATCTAGGGCCAGAGCCAATCCCGGGGTAGTTGGTGCCACATTCATTATCTGGTATGCCACAAAGTGAGTAAGAACTGATGTGACCAGCGGACTACATAAAATTCTGACATTTCCGGCAAGAACATCCATGTCATACGTGGTCAGTGGACCACCCTCAAATAGAGTAGCATATGCTGAGAAACGAACTGAGGATCCATCGTTCTTTTTTGCCGCAGAAATAGTAACATTTTGACTATTCAGGGTACTCGGGTCAATAGAATTGATCTGAAAACGACCCTGAGTAAATGAGGCAACTGGTGTCTGAAAAACTACTTGATTTGGACCACTGCCAATGGTGTAGGACTCTTCGGTGGAGAAGTTTGTGGAGAATAACTCGGTGAAGTTATTGTTTATCTTGTTGAAGGCTGTGCGTAACGGATCACCGGAACCGTCGTTTGGTAGTACGCCTATGTTGATGATTTGTTGGCTCATAGAGTATTTATCATCCTATAGGGCATATCTACTTGTTGGCTTCGTCAAAAATCTTCTTTTGTTCTGAATACCACTTCTTAGTTGCTTCAACTTGGGCAGCACAATCATGCCTGGTTCCGTAGTTCTTTGCCACGGTATCCATCAGTTTGGAAAGGGTAGTAGTTTCTCCCTCAATTATTGCTAATGACTTACAGGATTCAAGGAGTTCCGGTGGAATCTCCGGGAACTTCTGCTTGAGTGAGATGGTAATGCACCCGGATAAGCATACTACCATGAGTAAAATCAACTTTTTCATTTTTTCGGTGCCAGTTTGATCGGAGTCGCAAGTTTATTGTGTTCTTCAGTGAGAATGAGCAGTATAGGATCATTAAGGGCTGCGGCGTTGTGCGCCCTGATCACTTCTGTTGGAATAGGGCAAGTCTTGTCGTATTTTACGACTTCTCGGTCAATATATTCAGTAATGGTATCGCCCCTTTGTTTGATGAATTGCTTCTTGGTGACGTATTCAGTGACGATCTTTGCATTGGCATTGGCCGCTTTTATCTCGGCATCCTTCAACTTCTCCTTCAGTTCAGCAACCTTCACTTTGTACTCTGCTTCCATGGCTATCCCGCCCTCAAGGTACAACCCAAAACTCAGACATGCAATGCTGATCAGTTGGATCAATAGACGGTAAGCATCTAATCCTGGTAGCAACTTCCAAATGAGAGGAAGTGAGGTCAATAAAATACCAATGACGCCGGCAAGCACGATGAAGTGCGTTACGAAGTCCGGCAAATATTGAATGATCCACATGCCTTTATTTATCGTAGTATGCCAGTATCTTCTTGCCAATGTATTCTACTTCGGCATCAGTCAGTTCGGGGTATATAGGCAGACTAAGGACACCTCTGGATAATGCCACACTGGTGCTTATCATATCGGGTTTTCTGAAGTCTTTCGCCACTGGCAACTCACCTAAGGTGTATGGATAGTGTATCTTACATTCAATTCCGTTCCCCAGTAGATATGCGCCGAGGGCAACACGATCCTCAGTGTAAATGACAAACTTCTGATGGGCATGATGCTCCACACCCTGACTTAGGCATCGCAGCCCGGGGGTTCTATACTCCAGCGGGGCCAGTTCACGACACCAATGTTTTGCAATATCCCGGCGTCGGCGCTGCCATTCGTTTATGTATTTTGTTCTGACCAGAATCTGAGCGCAATCCTGTTCACTCATTTTACTATTGGAGCCTGTTGTTCCGTGATTTGATAACTTACCGTTGTTCTTGTAGTTTTTGGCGAAGTTATACAGATCCTCGCTGCGAGTCACCAGGGCACCGCCGTTACCTGATGATGGCAGATTCTTCGTCGGATCAAACGAAATTGCCATTCCGGATCCGATGTGCCCGTCGGC